CGGCTCTGACGCAGCTGACTGGTGATGTAGCATCGTTCTATAACATCAGTCAAGACTTGGCTTACATCAAGCTGAAATCAGTGTTTACAGGTGAGACCGAGACATTGAAAGATCTCGGCGTGGTAATGACCCAGACTGCCCTCGACCAGTATGCGCTTGCAAATGGCTACGGAAAGACCACATCTGAAATGACAGAACAGGAAAAAGTGGCTCTTCGTTTGGCTTTCGTACAGAAACAGTTATCGGCTGCATCTGGAGACTTCATCCGTACTTCTGACAGCTGGGCAAACCAGGTTCGAGTGATGCAGTTACAGTTACAGTCTCTCAAGGCAACGGTCGGACAGGGACTGATTAATATTTTCGCGCCTGTTCTGAAAGTAATTAATGTTCTGCTAGGTAAACTGGCAACTCTGGCGAATGCATTCAAAAGTTTTACGGAACTAATAACCGGCAAGAAATCATCTGGTCAGACAAGTGGAAGTGGTGCAGGTCTTACAGGCGATGCAAGTGGCGTGCAGGATACGGCAGATGCTTATGGACAGGCGGCAGACAACGCCGGTAAGTTAGCGGATTCTACGGAAGATGTTGCCGATGCCACAAAAGATGCGGCGAAAGCGGCGAATGGATATCTTAATCCGCTCGATGAGATTAGCAGATATTCTTCTCAGACTGCAACTTCTACTTCCTCTCCATCTGCCGGAAAAGGAACCGGAGAAACATCCGGCGGCCTTGGTGGAACCGTTGGGAATGTAGACTATGGAAATCTGGCAAAAGGTGAAGATGCTCTCTCAAAAATGAGTCCGGTTCTTGACGGAATCGTTAAGCGTTTTAAAGAACTTGCAGACCTTTTCAAAAAAGGCTTTTGGGAGGGCCTTGGCGATTATAAGCCTGTGCTGAAAGATCTTAAAAAGAACATAAATTCGATAAAAAAGTCTTTAAAGAACATATTCACTGATCCGGCTGTTTTAAATGCATCAAACAAGTTTGCTGATTCATTAGCATTGAATTTGGGAAAAATAACCGGTTCTATAGCAAAAATTGGGCTGACTATAGCGCAGAACCTTGTCGGTGGAATAGCAAAATACTTATCTCAAAATACGGACAGGATAAAAAAATATATCGTTGATATGTTTAACATCGGAACGGATATCTCAGATATCATCGGAAACTTTTCAGTTGCTTTTGCAGATGTTTTTTCTGTTTTTGGAGGAGAGACGGCGCAACAACTGACAGCTGACATTATCGGAATTTTCGCTCAGATTGAAATGACCGCTACAGAGCTTTGTGCTAAGTTAGGCCGGGATATGCTGAATATGATTGCAAAACCGTTCATCGATAACAAAGATCTCTTGAAAAGTGCTATCGAAGGATCACTGAAAGTCATTGAAACCGTAACAAGCGGCATCCTTGCAACGATGCAGACGCTTGGCGATCTGATACAGAAACTCTATGACGAGCATTTGAAACCGTTTCTTGACTCAATTGCAAACGGAATCTCAAGCATATCAAAAACAACGCTGACTGTATATAACACATACATTCTTCCGGTTTTACAAGGATTAGCGGACAAGCTGAAAGGCTTAATGACAGGTGTGCTCGGCGAAACGCTTGCAAAAATTGAAACATTCTTGGGGAAAATTATTGATGTTCTTAAACTCCTCTGGGAAAACATATTAGTACCGCTTATAAACTGGATTATAGCAAATGTCGTTCCGGTACTTGCTAAGATTGCAGATATGATAGGCACAAAAGTCATAAACATCGTAAAAACGCTCATAAAAGTGATCGGCGACATAGTTGACGTGTTGAGCGGAGTGATTGACTTTATAGTCGGCGTATATACGGGAGATTGGGAAAAAGCATGGAATGGTGTAAAAGGCATCGCAGAAGGCGTCTGGAATCTGATTAAGGACATTATCCTCGGCGTTTGGGAAACTATTAAATCTGAAACTCAGGGAGCATTGGACATTGTAAAAGGTGCTATTGAGCTTGTTTTTAATGCTATCAAGTCAATAGTGTTCACAGCCTGGAACTACGTAAAAACCTGTACCACAAACGCTCTGGGTGCATTAAAGACTACGGTATCAACCGGATTTAATGGAATTAGAACCAAAATTTCAAAAACATGGAGCAGTGTGAAAACTAAAACAGCTCAAATTTGGGACAGTATCTCTACAGTTCTTTTTGGAAAATTGGGAAAAATAAAAAGTGCTATAGTTGATAAATTCACTTCGGCAAAAGACACTGTTGTAAGCGTTTTTGAAGGCATAAAAGACACAATTAAAAACACGCTTAATAGCGTGATTGGAATTGTTAATGGCGCTATTGGGACCGTTAACAGTGCCATTGGCGGCATTGAATCAGCATTTTCGTTTGGGCCTTGGAAGATTCCGACTCCGTTTGGTTCAAAAACCATCGGATTCAAAGCAAGCTTTCCTCGGGTACCAACGGTCCCGTATCTGGCAAAAGGCGCAGTCATTCCGCCTCGAAGTGAATTCCTCGCAGTTCTGGGCGATCAGAAGCAGGGCAACAATATCGAGACACCGGAAGCTCTGCTCAGAAAGATTGTCCGGGAAGAAACAGCAGGACGGCAGGCAGGCGGTGGAAACTACAGATTTACAGCTCAGATCAATCGCAGAACCCTGTTTGACGAGATGATGAAAGAAGCACAGATGAGACGAGACACAAGCGGCAGAAACCCGTTTGAGATGGCATAGAAAGGAGGGCGTTATGGAAAAATATAAAATCAACGGAACAGTAATCTGGCAGCCGGACAAAGACCTTGCGCTCTCCTTTGCCACGACTTACACGGAATCAAGTCAGAGGACGCAGTACGGTGTAGGCTACTTTACGCCGATGTTTACTGTTGAGCAGTATACATACAAGGCCAGTGATATCCCGATGGCAGAAGCGACTAAAATCTTACAGATGATAGCGAAAGGATATAAATTTACACTTCATTACTTCTCACCATATTACGACACTTGGCGAGATGCTCCGTTTTATGTCGGCCAGACGCAAAACATAGCTATCGGAGAATTATCAGATGATAGAAAGATACTATCATCGTTAGAATTTAACATGACGGGGGTGAATCCACTGTGATTAACGTAAGTAATGCATTTAGAGAAAAACTAGAAGCTGGTGAACCAGTTAGAATGATGGTGGATATCACCTTTCCTGACGGAACGAAAAAGACTATTAATGAAGAGATCATGAACGGCGACAACGGGTTTACTGACTGTGCAGAAAGTAGTAGCTTTCCAGTTGGAACATCTGTTTGTAAAACGCTGACATTGAACATTAATAACTATGAAGAGCAGTGGAAAGAATATGATTTTTACAGTGCAAAAATTCATGCATATCTAAAAATCAATAGTCTTGCAGAAAAGATTGACAAAGGAATCTATACAGTAACTACGCCGGAGCAAGATTCAGACGTCATCACTATCACGGCTCTGGACGATATGTACAAAGCAAATAAAGCGTATACCAGCGGCCTTAAGTTCCCTCAGTCCCTTATAAACCTTGTCAGGGACGCCTGTGAGACTATCGGAATAGGCATGAATCTAACTATGTCACATGGCGATATTATAATAAGAAGCATTCCGGATAACATGACATTCCGTCAACTGTTTGGGTATGCAGCTATGGTTGAATCTGCAAACGCCAGAATTGACTATTCCGGCAATCTCCAGTTCGTAAAATGGGACTTTGAGAAAACAAATATACCGGAACTAAAAGACTATGGTAATCCACCTACACTTTCCAGCGACGATATAGTCATAACTGGAATTAAAGTAACAAACGGACAGTCAAACGACGATACTGATACCGACTATTCTGGCATGTATGGCGAGGAAGGGTACGTCCTTGAACTTGAGAATGAGCTGATTGACGCTGACCAGCTTCAGACGGTAGCGAATATCATCGGAGAACAGATCGTAGGAGCAAGATTCCGAAATCTTGATGGTGATCTGATATACAACCCTCTAGTTGAATTCGGAGATATGACATATACCTATGATCGCATAGGGAACAAATATCTTACACCGCTGACGGATGTATCTGGCAACGTGGGCGGTCTGACTACAGTTAAGACTCAGGCTGATGATCCGATTCGGGGCAGCAGTGACTACTACAGTGAGGGAACGAAGGCTATAGTGGCAGCACGTCAGATGGTAAAAAAAGAAACATCTGCAAGGGAAGAAGCTGTTAAACGATTGGAACAAAAGATAAGTGATACAAATGCAAGTGGAATGTTCTGTACAGATGTTAAACAAGAAGATGGAAGCACTATTCGGTATCTACACGACAAGCCTATACTAAAAGAATCATCTAACGTTATTAAAGTTACATCTGAAGCGATCGGAATCAGCAATGATGGAGGCAAAACATATCCATACGGTATAACCCTTGACGGAGAGACTATCACGAGACTTTTATATGCGGAGGGTATTAACGCTGACTATATTAATGCCGGAACGATCCTGGTAAAAGATAAAGATAAAAATGTAATTTTTGAAGCTGACATGGACGCCGGATCAGTATATATCAGCGGAAACGTGCAGATCGGCGGTGGAAAAACACTTGATGAGACATTAAAAGAGTTCTCTGCTTCTGCGAAGAACATGACTATTCAGCTGAGCAATGAATATCAGGGCATTCCTGTTGATTCTGACGGGAATTATAGCAGCTTTCCAGAATGCTCAACTCAGGTTACGGTGATGTACGGTGCACAGGATATCACGGAGAACTGTTCGTACACTATAACCGAATCTCAGAACATCTCGGGATCCTGGGACGAAGTTGAACACATGTATACGGTTGAAAGCTTAACTGCCGATAGCGGATGGGTTGATATAAGGGCTACCTATCTGGAAAATTTGTCGATTTCAAAGCGATTCACGATAGCTAAGCAGTACGCCGGAGAACAGGGTACAGCCGGAAGAACATATTTTATAAATGCCGATGCTAACATTTTGCTGATGGGGGCTGACAAGAAGATTACTCCGAATATTCTGAACTTGAGGCCTTACTATAGAGATGGTCAGGAAGATGCTAAAAACTTTTATGCCTGGTGGACTATCGAAAAAAGTGTTGATAATGGCTCTTCCTGGGAAGATATAAGTACATACAGCACCTCGATGAAGCTGATCCAGATTCAGCTGAATACGCTGTCTCTTGAATCACATGACATGATAAGGGCCAGCGCTTATGCCGACAAAGAAAAAACTATACTGTGTGATCAGCAAACGTTCCCGGTAGCACTTGACGTTTCTGCTCTGTCTCAGAAAGACATTGTAGAAATTCTGTCTAATAACGGAGCTTGGAAAGGACTATACTATCTGAACAATGAGCTGTATATGTCTTTCAATGCGGCACTCGGAGGAATACTGACACTCGGCGGACAGAACAACGGGAACGGGCTTCTGATCCTTCTTGACGACGAAGGGTCGGAGATAGGCCGGATGTCGTCCGGAGGAACGTCGTTTCGAAATTCTGATAACAACATAGTCATAAGAATTAATAAGAGCGGAATGTTCTTCTATGATTCGACCGGTCAAAAAAGAAAAGTGCTTACTGACAGTTCCGGCATCACTATGTATACGGATTATACAGATGCGAATAACTGGAAAGCTATAAAAATTGGTAAGTACGGAATTTATGCAGCAGAAAAGAGCGGCGGAGTGGAAGATATCTGGATGGAGGGTGATACCAGCCATCAGTGGGATGGATATATACTTAGATTTTTGAACAATTTAGTTCGTTTAAATGCAAATGCGGTATATACAGACGGCTGTTCAATGGGAAAGAACCTGACTACATCGGGAACTCTTTCAGTATCTGGTGACACTGGTCTTAAAGGAGATGCTTACGTAGCTGGGAACTTTTCGTTTAGGGATTATAAAGAAGAAGAAGCAAATACAAACACAAGAAGAAGACCCGTATCATCGGCAAGCGCCGCATTGAACAGGGTAGCTTATCTGTCATCGGCAACACGGTCAAATAAAGCCGCATTGATAGTATCGGCCCAGTGGGGTTCGAGTAACTATACTACAAACACTTTATATAACGATTCTGCTTCCGATATTCGATTAAAAGAGAATGTTTTAGACTGCGAAATTAATGCTCTTGATGCGGTCTGCAAAATGCCGGTATACTCATTCGACTGGAAAGAAACCGGCGTCCATCAGCCGCTCGGACTTGTTGCAGATGATATTGAAAAAATAGATCCGTTACTGGCGCTAGGCGGTGGTGAGAACGAAGATGGAAGCATGAATGTTAAGCAGATTGACAGACTTCTTCTGACCGAATATGCAATTAAAGCAATTCAGGAACTGTCGGCTGTGGTCAAAGAGCAGAGCCGCAAGATTAGAAAATTGGAGGAAAAATTGGATGGAATTAAAGGGAATTGACGTATCATCTAATCAGGGGAAACCAGACTGGGCGAAGGTTGCTAAATCCGGCGTTAAATTCGCAATCTTGAGAGTGCATCAGAGGAGCGGCATTGACAACTCATTCGAGTACAACTACAAGGGATGCAAGAGCAATGGAATCCTTATCGGCGGTTATAAGTATTCATACGCTCTGACACCGGCACAGGCGATTGACGAGGCGGAAGATGTGATTGCCGCACTGAACGGACGGGGACTGGACTTCCCAGTGTTCTACGACCTTGAGTGGTCTAATCAGCGAAAACTCGGTAAACAGGCAGTTGAAAACATTGCAGTTGCCTTTCTGACAAGGATGAAGAAAGCTGGTTATAAGGTCGGTATCTACTGCAATCTGGACTGGTATAATAACGTTTTGACTGATGCACTCAGAAAGTATGAGTGCTGGATTGCTCGATATCCAGCGAATGATAACGGCACTGTCCAGACACGACTGAAGCCATCGGTCGGAATCGGATGGCAGTATTCCAGCAAAGGAAAAGTATCCGGTATCAGCGGAAATGTTGATATGGATGTGTTCTACAAGGACTATAGGGGAGCAGCACAGAAAGGAGAAACAAAAATGGTAAAAATCAGTAACTGCGGACATGATGAGAACGGAAGGTATGCAGGTGGGAAAGCTGGAGATCAGACTGGTACAGAGTATCGGATCATGAACTGGTACAGCAGGCCATGGCTCTGTGTCCTAAGATTCAATGACGCCAAAATTGCAGCCATGATCGCAGACATGGCGACAAAAGCGGCCCAGAACAATCTCATCGGGTACGATCAGGGTACTGCCGGAAACAGTAATGACCGGTATTCATTCTGGCAGCACTTAAAGGCAAGTAACTACGATCCGGCGCAGATCACGGTAGCCTGTGAATCTGATTGCAGCGCAAGTACAGCGGCTATCGTCAAGGGGGCTGGGTATCGCCTGAATAATACAAAGTTGAAAGCGGTTAGTATCTATCTGACAACGCGAAACATGAGGGCAGCGATGAAAACCGCTGGTGCGAAAGTATTGACGGATAGTAAGTATCTGACATCCGGTGACTATTTAAAGGCAGGAGATATCCTTCTGAATGATAACCACCACGTGGCTATCGCTGTTACCACCGGTGTAAAAGTAAGTACGCCTTCAACCACGCTCACCGGTACCTTCCAGACAAGGCTTCCGATTCTGAGAAAGGGCAGCTCTGGAACAGCAGTGGCAATGCTTCAGGCAATGCTGGGTGTAGAAGTTGACGGACAGTTTGGGAACGATACATATAATTCCCTCAAAGTTTTTCAGAAAAATGTCGGTGTAACTGCAAATGGAACTTGCGGCATTGATACCTGGAAGAGAGTGATTGAGCATATGAAAGCCAACACGAAATGATGTTCTGATTGATTTATCATTCAAAACAGGTTATACTACCAATAGTCGCACAGGGATTGAACTTATGATGTAAAACACCCTGTGTGGCTAGCACGAGTTGATAGTGCAGACTGATTCTGCCGCGCATGAATGAAAGAGCTGTATGTTCCCGATAGGAGCTGTTAGCAGCGGCGCGAGTGGACAGTCAAAAAAAGAGTTGGGCATAAAAACCCGACTCTCTTTTTTTACGTCAAATTGCGACATTTTAATAAGATATAGATTTACACGGTTAGTCACAAATTAGTCACAAACAAAGCCTGAAAACCCACATAAATAAAGGATTCTTGAAGATTTTCATTAAAATTAGATTAAAGAAAATGTCTTTGCGAAATCCCTTGTAAAATGCGGAAAAGCTAGTAAAATCAAGGCTTTGCGGACTTTTGTTAGAGCGATTAAGATAGTTTAAAAGCGATAAAAATAGGAACGGTTAGTCACAGTTAGTCACAAATGGGACTTTTATTTTCTCTATTTCTTCCCGGAGTTCTTCCAGTGTCCTGTGGCCGTACACAGCGTTCGTGACATCGTTTCCGAATGAATGCCCCAGCATCCTCTTCCGGTCGTTCTCCCGGACGCCATATTTTTCGCACAGGGCAGAAAAGGTATGTCGGCAATCGTGCGGCGTGTGCTTCGGGTTGCCGGTTATATTCAAGCGTTCCAGCGTAGGATAGAAAAGTTTGTCCCTGTGATGTTTTTGCGTATACATTAGAAGATTTCCTTGCGATTTCATTTTTGATCGAATAAAATCATACACGGCTGAATGGATGGGTACGATCCTGTCTTTTCCGGCTTTTGTTTTAATGCCACCTTGATAGTATCTTTCTTCGAGGTTAATTGAAAGTTTTGATACTTCACCAATCCTCCATCCAGAATAACACATGATTAGAATGAGCTGCACTTCCGGATCATCGGCGTTATTCCAGAGGATGCTTAATTCCTCATCCGAAAAGGGCGTGCCGTGCTCCGTGTCGTGAGGCGCATTGTTACGAACATAGAGAGCTTTATTTTCCGTGACAATTTCAGAATACATGGCGTACTTGTACATCTGCTTAAACAATGTCAGTATCATCATTACGCTTTCTCTTTTGAGCGGACAGGTATCTAACACCTCTTGCATGTCAGGAGCCTTTAAATCCTCAAATACGCGGTTGTGGAGTACCGTGCAGTTTAAATATCCGTTCCGGTATGCGCTCTTCGAGCTGTATGATAGTTTTGTTCCCTCAGGGAACTTCCATTTCATGAATTGCTCATATACCTCTGAGAACGTCAATTTGTGCGTTTCTGGGTGTCTTTCCTCTGTACCCTTAAATGTATTGTAGTCCGACAAAATACGGCTTATAAGGGCATCTACGTCCGTTGTAGGGGCAATCTCAAGCTCTTTTTCCATACCTGGCTTGTACGTCCCGGCTTTGTATGCTGTCAGAACAGCGAAGCCTTTCAGGTAGTCGTCAACGTAGCAGATTGCAGGCGGACGAACTGCTTTTCCCGTTGCGTCAATCGTTGCCGGTGGGTGTACTGCATAGCAGTTTCTTCGACCCTTGCCGAGATAGCGGATAGACCCGAAGCTATTCGGCAATTTTGGGTACTTCTTTCTTTTTGACATGATTTTCCTCCTTGTATAAAAACAGCCCCTGCCGTTAAGCAGGAGCTAGTCTGGTTTACTCAATCTCGTCAATGTCAAAAGAATATCCAAGGACTTCTCCAACATCTGTGCATTTTCCTTTTAATGTTACTTTATCGCCTTTGGTAAGAGATGCTACCTTTGATTTTTGCTCGTCGTTTTTAATATTACACTGTACGCCGATGATTTCAAAATCGCCATCTGCTGTGAGACTGATGTACTTTCCGGAAGCATCAATGTTACTGAGATTTCCAGTGATCTCAAGGTATTTACCTTTGTATTTATCAGACGCACCCATGGCGTTGCTATCAAGATCGGACATCATATCATTGACGGAAACAGCAGTGTATTCGATCGGTGCAGCTTCTTCTTTTGGTTTAGCAGCAGTTTCTTTCTTTTCTGAAGAAGTAGCGGTTGCTGCGCTTTTATCTGATTCTGAATCACTTTCGCCAGCTACAGCTCCGATGATGGCTCCGACAAGGATTATCAGCACAACCCATTTGAGCTTTCCACCTTTTAATTTCTTCCGGCACTGCGGGCAGACTTTAGCATCTGCTGGAATCTCTGTTTTACAATATTTGCATTTCTTTGTTTTCTCTTCGCTCATGCTTTATTTTCCTCCAATGACGTAGTTTTCATATTTTTCTCTTATTTTCGCAAGTTCTCTTTGCCTGATCGGGACGATCGCGCCAGATACCATCGTAAAAAAATGGCTTACTTCGCTTACCTCGTCCATATTAACTATATAGCTCTGGTGGCAGCGCAAAAATCTTCCGTCAAGACTCTTTTCGATATCATTGAGCTTTCCTCGTTCCTTGTGCGATATTCCGCACGTGCAATGGATCATTATGTATTTGTTCTGGCTTTCGATGTATTCAATATGCCGGAATTCAGCTCTGTGAAAGTAGTCCTTGTTCTTGATAGTAAGCGTTTTTTCACGGATATTTTCAAGCGTCTGCTTAACAACTGAATACATTCTTCCATGCTCAGAGCCTTTAATGATGTAATGAACCGGCAGCACATCAAGTGCATCAAATACATATTCTTTGCGTTCTGTCCAAAAAGTGATATTTCCATAGTATCCGATTTTTCTTAATCTTTTGGCAATCTCTATGCCATTTTCTCCGTTAATGGAGACATCAAGAATTATTATGTCATACCATTCACCATCTGAAACATCGTCGATCAAAGGCTTTCCGCTGGTGTAGGTGGTTAATGTATATCCACCATCACCATGCTTTTTTAGATATCGGTCAATGCTATTTTTGAAAATCTCAATCCGTAAATTATCATCGTCACAAATCGCAATTTTCATGTAAATCATTCCCTTGTAAACATTGTTTTCGCCATTTGCAAAAAAAAGTGTTCAAATATGTTATTTTTATTATAGCATCGTTAAATTTAGTTGTAAATAGACGTTTTTAGGTGATTTATGAAATGAAAATAATCAAAAATATACTAATTATAATAGGAGCTGTGCTTTTGCTTAATTACATTGTTTATTTACCAATGTGCGTAGAGGATTATATCCGTGAAGAGTCAGAAGTGTATTCTGTCCAAAATGCGTACAGATCTTCTACCCTACATAAGAATAGCGCCCATGAAATAAAGCAGACCATGCTGCCGTTTTTATTCGCCCTGCCACTAAACAGAAAAGACTATATCTTTGATGTTACGAATAATTTCTATGCAATCATAAGCATATCGGTGTATATCTGGCAGTTGCCAAGAGCAAACATTAGTGATATAATGGCATGAAACGAACTAATGTTCGATTCTATTTCCCACAGCCGGACATATACTGTAGTGTAGGTAGTAGTTGCGACAGGGAGGGTTATTTATGGATTATAAGAAAGAGATTATTGAGATGATAGAAAAAGCAGACCATGACCAATTATATACAATATTTAGATTTATAATATCATTTCTAGGACTGAAATAAAGAAAAGGGGCAGGAGTCACATCCTGTCCCTATCTTTTTACTCCTCTTTCTTGTCCGCTAAAGCGTTTGCAAGTTTCTGAAGTGTTTCCCATTCTGATTCATTTAGATTAGCAAGTATTTCTACTAATCGTATCTTGAAGCTATCTGCTTCTCCATTCAGAACCGAACCAACGAAATCCGCAATCTCGGATTTTCTCTTATTCTGGATGAACATATCACCCGTTCCCTTAGTCAGCCATTCGTAGTTGACTCCAAATTCTCTGCAAATATCCTTGATGGTTCGCTCAGCAGGAACCTTTCTTCCCATTTCTATGAGATTGATATAGCTCCTTGAAAGATTCATCTTATTGGCGAACTCTTCTTGCGTTAATTTGAGTTCTTTTCGCAGTTCTTTGAATCTTGTATTCAAGCTTTTTCCCTCCTTTCAATATTAAGTATATCATTAGAAAGAGGAAAAGTAAATCATAAAATGTTAAAAAAGTAATCAAAATGTTATTGACAATAATTACAAAGTATTCTATAATGTGATTACAAGGTGATCAAAAAACCTTGAGCGTTTACCACAATCTGATAGAAACAAGGCTTCTATTAAATAAAAAGAAACTGCTAGGGGTCTCGTCCCTAACAGCTCTTTACCAAATTTGTTTACCCTATGTACTTTGCAGGCTGACGCCACATCTGACGAGACCAAATGCTTCTTGAAGCACCTTGTCACTTTCGCAGTCTTGGTTCTGCAACATGCCTAATCGCTGACAAAACAATCAGAGCCGTCTTTGACCTGTTTTGACTGTCGAGGTATCAGTACGGACAGATTAAAAGCAAAGGGAACAGGCAAATTCAAAAGTTGGGTCATGATAACCACTCCTTTCCTTTGCCAATAGGCATTAATTAGGATAACACAAATAAGTGGTAAACGCAACTAAAAATAAGTAGGAGGTGATTTTTTGGAACGTCTTTACACTTGCGAAGAAATCGCTCAGAGATATAGCGTGAAAGTTCCTACCGTGTGGAGATGGATACGGAATAAACAGCTTCCGGCAATCAATCTGAATGGCTCTGGTTACAGAGTGTCAGAAAGTGACTTAGTTGCTTTTGAAGAATCAAAACGTGTAAGAAAGGAGTGAATATATTGTCTGATAAAGAAAAGAAGATTCTTGAATCAATAGCCAAGGCAGTTCCCAATATGTCAGAGTTTGACAAGGGATATTTTCTTGGGGTTGGAGAAACAATCGCAAAATACAAGAATCCTGATAAAACAGATAGGTTTCTTGAGTCGAAGATTCCAGAACGGAAGGAGTGAAAAATATGAAACGCCATCCAATTATGGAATATGTGATTCCAGCAATTGTGGCAAGTGTGGCAACAGTTTTAATCCATTTAGTGCTAGGGTGGTAAGAATTGAAACAATAATGAAAGGAGTAAATATATGAGCGAAGTTGATACTTACATCAAAGAAAATGCAGAAATTCATCAGTTCGCCGCAGAGGTTGCGAGAATTATATCAGGCATTCCACAGATGCCAGAATTCTCGTCAGAAATTCTGACTGTAGCCGATGCGAGTCAACTGATCGGGCTCCCTATTACAGCAATCCGGGCAGGGATTGTGTACGGATGGTTGCCGATTGGCGTGGCTGTGCAGAATAACAAGCCAGCAAAGAGTCTTTCCGGTGGACGAATTACTTACATTATAAGTCCCAGAAAGGTTTATGAAGTAACTGGTCATGTCTGGAAAGGCAAGGCTGCTCTCAATAAGTGAGTGCCCCGGAGGGAGTCGACACCTCCACCCCGGAGCTTTGCACCACTAAAACACCTTAGTGGATAGATACATTATAGTTCTCTATCTGCTAATTGTAAAGACAAATAAGAACAAATAAGGAGAAATTAGCCAGATATGAGTGAAATTAGAAACGAAAATCAGCCAACATGGGCTGACATCGAAGTAGCGCTTGCGACTGAAATTGTCGAAGAAAGCAAGAAAAAGTCAAAAAGATGGTTCACAGCATGGGTTGTGACAGCAGCTGCACTGGTGGCAAGCAACCTTGCGTGGATTCTGGGAGGCATCAGTGAATAATCTAAAAAACATCATCTGTGCCGCACTGATCGGGAGCTTTTCCACGTTCCTTCCGTTCTGGCAGTGGGACGGATCGGGCAGACAGCTTTTTGCGGCGGTGATGAATACAACAATCGTATATGGAATCCTCTGGGATATTGATACGCCAGAGAGAAAGGAGAATGAAAATGTTTGAGGAGGAAATCAAAGAGCTTTTTGAATTATCATGGAGAATAATGAATGAAACAGATTTTTTCGTTTCGTTCGGGATCGGCGCGCATGTTCATTTCTGTGACATTGATGTCATGAATTCAAAATGGGAGCCAGGCAAAATACCGGACGCTCATTACACTATATATACTGACAGCGAAGTGCTTGAAGAGGAGTCAGCTGAGCAGTGTAAGCTTGCAAAAGCGCATCTTCTTAAGCTCTTAATAGATGGGAGGTGTCCGTTAAATGTTAAATCAGATGGAGTTGAAGCTTCTTCCGACAATGGAACTGACAGTGACAGTAAACGAGCTTCTGGAGGAGCTGAACAGGCGGAAAGTGTACATTCTTGACTGGGAGAACCCGGACATGTATCTGAATCATCTTGAGTATCATTGCGCTGGCGGAATCTTTTCAAACGGCGAGCAGAATCCGGCGAGAGGAGATGGCTCTGACAATGTTTACTGTTTCTTTAGCGAGGTGAGAAAAGATGCAGGAGAGAATTGATGAGATCCTTGCTCTGATAGACGAGCAGCTTTCCCTTGTAGCTGATAACTACATTGAGAGTTCATACAAGGCAAGGACACTGGCGAGCTACGTACAAGCTCTAAACGGGCTTTTAACGGCTCAGAAATCGTATAAGGAGGAAAATATCGGTGAGTGAATTTGAAATCCATATTCCGGCAAGGAAGAAGCAGGCAACAGCCGAAAAAGACGCAGCAGTAAAAGTAACAGGAGAAGCTTATAATGCACTGACAGAAATCTACAACGAAAGTACATTATCAATGCGTCAGATCGCAAGTATTCTGATTATCGAAGGCAGCAAACATATCGTGTACGACAAAGTGGAGGTGTGAGCCATGGCAAACTTAATTGGAATCATGGGCGAGCCTGGAAGCGGTAAAAGTACATCCCTTCGCAATCTCAATCCAGAAGAAACTTATTACTGTGATTGCGATGGGAAAGGTTTGAATTGGAAAGGCTGGCGAGATCAATACTCCGCTAATAAGAACAATTACGTCAAAACAAGCTTTCCACAGACTATCATTAAATATCTTTTGAATATCGCAGAAAAAGCCCCGCATATCCATTATTTCGTTGTTGATACCGTAAATAATTTAATGGTATCGGACGAAATGAGGAGATGTAAAGAGAAAGGCTATGACAAGTGGATGGACCTCGCCTCGAGCATCTGGGACTTAGTGGATATCCCGTCAAAGCTCAGAGATGATCTGACAGTAATTCTGCTGTTCCACACGCAAACAGAAATGACTGACGCGGGTTATGAGTTTACCAGAATTAAGACCAATGGAAGAAAGACTGAAAAAAATAACATCGACAGTAAATTCAACTGGTTGCTCAGATCAATGAAGCAGGAGAACACCTATTGTTTTTCAACCACTTCTCATAACGACACTGCAAGAACGCCACTGGGAGCATTTGAAGAAGAGTACATTCCGAATGATATCACAAAGGTTATTGAAGTTATGAAGGAGTTTTGATGAGAGAACAAAACTGGTATGTATTTTTAATAGGCCGGTACGCCTATCGGATAAGATGCGAATCTTATTATATTCATCAATTATACCATGACAAAGCAATTCGTGAGTACAGGAAATGTGCGAATAAAGAAGAAGCTATTTCTATGTGCTATGACTATAACAAATATTTTAAAAGGAGATAAAAAACATGGCAATTAAAAGATTTGGAGATTATGAAAAAACACAGGCTTATGGAGATTATGAAGCACTTCCAAAAGGTGGCTATGTGGTGAAAATTCTTGGAGCTGAGCTTTGCAGCAACAGCGTGGGCCAGTATGTAAAAATCAGCTGCGATATCGCAGAAGGCGAATATGCGGGCTTCTATGCAAAAGAATATAAAGCTCAGCAGAGTGAGGATAAAAAATGGCACTGCAATTATCTTCTGAACATTCCAAATGATGATGGATCAGAAAAAGATAACTGGACAAAGAGACGTTTTAAAACATTTACAGAAGCTCTTGAAGAATCTAATCCGGGTTACCATTTTGACTGGGATGAGCAGAAATTCAAAGGCAAAATTGCTGGCGGTCTTTTCAATGAAAGAGAATATGAGAAGAATGACGGAAGTATTGGAAGAGCTACCAATCTGGCAGCCTTCTGCAAAGTCGATAAAATCCGCTCCGGTGATTACAAACTTCCAAAAGACAAAATCTTAAGTAGCAATAATTCTTCACGCGCTAATTCAGATGATTTCATGAGTGTTCCAGACGGTACAGATGAGGAGCTGCCATTTAACTAATGGATATTTTCGATCAAAAAGAAGTCTTAAAGTCTTTCCAGATTCTTGTTGATTCCAGAGAACAAGCGACTGAACGAGCGGAGAAGCGGTATAAATCCTTTTCCGCTCCATACAGTCGAGCAACATTGGATTATGGTGACTACACCTATAATGCAGTGTTGCCGAGTGGTGAGTTGCTGTTTGATACCAATAGCACAATTAAGCCACTCTGCGTGGTAGAACGAAAAATGAATTTAGATGAATTAGCTGCATGTTTTACCAGAAGACGCGAGAGATTCAAAAGAGAGTTTGAACGGGCATTAGACCAGAAGTGTAGGATTTATCTCATTTGTGAAAATTCAAGCTGGGAAAACCTTCTAAACAGTAAATATCGAAGTAAATTCAACTCCAATGCGTTCCTGGCTTCTAGTGTTGCATGGATGGTCCGATACAACATGAATGTGGTTTTTTGCAAGGAAGAAACGTCTGGAAGACTGATAAAAGAAATTTTATACAGGGATTTAAAAGAAAGACTTGAAAGGGGTGAGCTTGATGGATGAAAGCTTGTATGTTTATGTAAAATTAATAGATGCAGGATTCAGTACAGAAGTATTCAATAATGGAAAGCAATTTAATGTACGTGATAAAAACGGCATAATTCAGAGCTTTTATACTTCTGGAACAATCGTTGCTCACGATGCAAATAATAAGATATATTCCATTCGAGAAAAGACGGTAGTAGATTTCATTAATCTTTTAAACAATCCAGGGACATTAAATCAGCTCATAGGAGTTTGCAATGAATGAATATCCAAGTATGTATGATGCGGCTATCGAATATGCCAAAAAAGGATTTGCTGTCTTCCCATTAAAATACCGCGATAAAGTTCCGCTTACCAGAAATGGATGTAAGGATGCGACTACGGACGCAGCTCAGATAAAAGCTTGGTGGCAGAAATACCCAAATGCAAACATAGGTCTTGCAACTGGTTCGGTTAGTCAGAACGTGTTTGTAATTGATTTAGACATTGATGAAGACCGTGGAATAGATGGATACCATTCGCTTGAAGACTGGCAGCGTGAACACGGGGATTTCCCAGAAACATGGACGGCTATTACGGGGCGTGGCGGATACCATTTGTACTATCGCGGAAATGGCAAAATAAAGAACCGGGCCGGAATTATTGATGGTGTAGATATTCGTGGAAATGGTGGCTATGTAGTAGCTCCTCCATCAATACACAAGAATGGCAATCGGTACGAGTGGGAATATTCTCCAGATGAATTTGAAATTGCAAAGGCTGATAACAATGTAGAATACTTCTTGAACCATGACGACCAGAAGCAGGGTACAACTTTTACCATGCCAAATATCGTGGCAGCAGGGCAAAGAAATCAGATGCTTTTTCGTTTTGCGTGCATGATGCAGGCGAAGGGAGCATCAGATCAATCAGTGTTCGCTGCTACCATGGCTGAGAATGAAAGCTCCTGCTCGCCTCCATTAACCGAACAGGAAATTAAAGTCATTGTATCAAGCGCGACTAGGTACGACAAAGGAAAGCCCATTCACATTGACTCAGAGGGGGTTGCAACGCAAGGATGGAGGGAGCCGGAGTTTGATTTTACAGAAAAAGGAACAATGATTCAGAGCATTAAGAATATGTGTGAAGCCATTGAGTACGACCCTGATTTATACGGGCACATCAAATATAACGAGCTATCATACGCGCCCTTTGTTTGTGGAAGTCTCCCATGGGAGCATGTAAACATGTATAGGGAATGGAGTAACAGCGATGACAGTAATTTGAAGTCGTACATTGAATCAAAATACGGGCTAAAGAGTCTGGAGAAGATCATGGAAGCGCTTAATATCGTGGCAAATAGAAACAGATTCAATCCTGTTGTTGATATGCTTACTGACATTCATAAGAATAAGTGGAATAAAAAGACGGGATATATCAGCAAATTACTTCCAGAATATCTGGGAGTGGAAGACACAGAGTATTCCAGGGAGTGTATGAAACTGTTTATGTTAGGCGCGATCAGCAGGGCATTTCATCCGGGATGCAAGTTTGACTACATGCCAGTATTATACGGCACACAGGGAATTGGGAAATCTACATTTCTGAGGCTCTTATCGCTCAATAACGCATGGTATAACGACAACTTCAACACAGTCGAGGGTGACAAAGCCCCGGAAAAGCTGCGCGGTATGTGGATGGTGGAACTGGCAGAACTACTGGCTACTAAAAAAGCAAAAGAAGTCGAGAGCATCAAAGCATTTCTGACATCCACAGTAGACACGTATAGGCCTCCATATGGGCGCAGAACAGAGCAGAGACCAAGAGTGTGTGTGTTTGCCGGAACAACCAACAATGACCGTTTCCTGACTGATAGAACAGGCAATAGACGATTCCTTCCGATAGTCACGAGAAAGGAACACGTCCTGAAATCCATGTTTGATGATCCACAAGCCGTAGCGTCAGACTTTACAAACGCTTGGGGAGAAGCAATGGAGCTTTTCGAAAAGGCTGATAGAGCACCTAAATTAATTCTTCCGAAGAATTTGCAGCAATATATAGAGGACAAACAGGAAGAATTTATGGAAGAGGACGTGAGAGTTGGGATCATTCAAGAATGGTTGGACCATACAACGGAACCTCGCGTTTGCGTCGCAATGCTATATGAACAGGCGCTGGGTAACGAGGGCCGCAAGCCCACAAGGTTTGAGTCCAATGAAATTCACTCCATCATGCAGAACTGTATTGACGGATGGGAAAGGGAAAATGGCGGGAAACGGGTGAGGTGTGGAAAGTATGGTCCGCAGATATGCTACCAAAAAGTCAGAAAATTAAGTAAATTTGAAAAAATGTGTGAGTGTGAGATACCATTTGAATGATTTTAGTTACGGCTAGTTACACTTAGTTACACTCTGGAAACACCCTCAAACCCTTATAAATACTTGATTTTTTACTTAGTGTAACTAATGTAACTAATATTTTACTATAAAGTATATTTTAATATTATATAAAAAGGTAATTATAAGGAAAATTAAATACTTATGTTACACGTTACACATTCATGGGAGGAGAAATGGCAAGTATAAGAAAAGATGATATTCCAATGATGGCAATGTTTATGCCTAAATTATGGGAATTAATAAAAGAATTTTATCTGGTTGAACTCACGGATGAATATTCAAAAGCAGTTTATGATCGCTGTATGGAATTGATGGAAATATACCCAGATCCATTAGCCAAAGAATTTGTTTTAGCATTTTGCAAATTTATTGATTCCAAACAAAAGGAGTTGAGAAAAAATGTACAAACAGAAGTATAAAGAAGGTCAGCAGATCCACAAAGACATATATCTGTACATCTGCCGGTACATCAAGGAACATCGGTACGCACCGTCTTATAAAGAGATTGCTGACGGCGTCGGCGTGTCAAATGCCACGGTACTTCGTCACATGGACATGCTGCGGACAGATGGACTAATCGAAACGGATCATCCGAAGACACCGAGAGCGTTCCGGCTGACAGGATATGAGTTCGTTGCAAGGAGGAAGAAACATGAAACTGTATGAGCTATTCAAAGGCACTGAATATGTTGGAGAGTTCACCCTTGACGAGATCATAAGCATCACAGGAGCGCATCGAAGCGCACTACTCAACAGCGTGGCGCGCGGTGTCCTCGTAAATGACTTGTGGGACATCTCTCCGGCTTATGATCGGACTTTAAACCGGAATGACGACAATTCATTGCTTAAGCAGTTTGAAGCCGTTGCAGGGCAGATTAGGAGGTGCGTGAAGCGTGAGCAGTAAGCTAAAGGCGAAGCCACGAAAGCAGAAATTTCCTCTAGCTCAGCCCAATCAGGCAGCCCAGGCGTTTGGGCGAGCTATGCAGAATTGCCACAGTCAGATCAAAAGCATGGAGAGAGAAGCTTATGAGAATGGATTCAACGATGGGGAAGATTGGGCTGATACGATTAATGTCGTTACGACCATGATGGCTCTGAGACGTTTATATGGCTTTTCTACGAAGCGTTTACTCACAGTCGTACAAACTGCCAATGAATACATCAAAATGGCAAATGAGGGCAAAATGAGCGTTCTGAGCATGATACAGGACATTGAAGAAAACACAGATGTAAGATTTGACGAGATGAATAAGAATCTGGTTAAGAAGATGGGAGTTTAAAATCATGTATCAACTGCACAATAGCGTGTCAGCTGCTTGCATGGGGAAAGTGAGGATGGGAATGGAGAAATTAAAACCTTGTCCGTTTTGCGGAGGAAAAGCAGAAATGCTGGTTAACGAATATGAAGATTCAAGAAAAGAATATCTTGTAGCTTGTACAGAATGCGATGGAATGGTGGAACGCTGGAGAGAAACAGAGGAAGAAGCCGTAGAACAGTGGAACAGGAGAATAAGTGATGAGGAGGACGCGAAATGTTAATCAGAAGTCAGGATAAAGAATCATTAATCAATTTCAACAATTCAATCGTAGTCAACACCATGGTGGATATTGGAGGGGTAACGAAGATGTTCTGCTCATATTCATGCGATGATTATGTTATCGGGCATTATTCATCAAAAGAAAAAGCCATGAAAGTACTGGATATGATTCAGGAAGCCTATGTAAATGGACATATTGATTACCAGATGCCAGCAGATAGCGAGGTGGTTGTATGATTGCATTCTTATTAGGACTTACACTTGGAATCATAGTCGGAGTGGTTGGTCTTGTATGCGTAGCGATCATGTACGACAAGCATCATCCAGGCGAATAGAGAGGAAGCTATGAGAATACAACTTATAGATGTCGATGGACATAATTTTCCGAATTTGCCATTGATGAAAATATCGGCATGGCATAAGAAAAAAGGCGATTCCGTAGAATGGTACGACCCATTGACAGCATGGATAAATCCACCAGATAAGGTATATATGAGCAAGGTGTTTACGTTTACACCGGATTATCCACATCCTGTATGTGGAACAGAAATCATAAAGGGTGGTACAGGGTACGAGTATCCGTCTGGTGGGGAATCATTGCCAGACGAAATTGAACATATTTATCCTGATTATAGTCTTTATCCAGAATTATGCAAAGATACCGCTTATGGTTTTCTTACAAGAGGATGCCCTAGAGGGTGCGATTTCTGTATCGTAAAAGATAAAGAAGGAAAGAAAAGCTGTAAAGTATCAAATTTATCAGAATTTTGGAATGGTCAAAAGAATATAGTCTTGCTTGATCCGAACATGTTCGCTTGTACAGAATGGAAAAATCTATCTGAACAGTTGATAGACAGCAAAGCATATATAGATTTTTCACAAGGCTGCGATATTCGGATTATGACCGAAGAAAAGGCAAATTACATTAAGCAAATGAAAATAAAACAGATTCATTTTGCATGGGACAGATATGAAGATAAAAACATGATTATGCCAAAATTCCAGATGTTCAAGAAAATAACCGAATGGGATCGCAGAAAGATGCCTGTATATGTGCTGACAAATTTTAATACCACATTTGAACAGGATTTGGAAAGAGTATACACACTTCGGGATTTAGGGTATTGGCCCTACGTGATGATTTTTGATAAGCAAAACACAAAGCCTACCGATTCCGTCAGAAGGTTACAACGATGGGTAAATATGAGAGCTACGTTTGAAAGTGTAAGAAAATTTGAAGATTATACAGGATAGAAAGGAGAACGGTATGCTGACAAGGAATAAAAAGCTGAAAGACTACGGTATTCCGGCAGATGATATTGAAAAACTGAATACGATGCTGAAAGACTTCCCGGCAGAGTACGGATACCTGCTTTCCGGTGCCGCCTTGTCAGCTTGCCCGAAAAACACGGTGATAGCGGATATAGTTATCGAGAATATCTTGCACCGGAAAAGTTACAGGAAGATCAGCAAAGAAAGATATATCCCGATGAACCCGAAAGACTTCTACGGATACAGGCGCAAGACCGTCGCTGTACTGTATGAGAGGATGCGGTTATTGGGAGTGTGGGAGGATGAGTAAATGAAGTTAATTGATTTAATATCAGCAATTGGCGGCGATCCTGAAAGTGAAGATAAAATTCAGATATGCCACCCGGGAAGAAACTGGGATAATTACGATACATTTAATGCCGGTTCAAAATTGCTGAAACCATTTTATGATTTAAAGGTTAAATCTATATCTGCAATAAATACAGATGTGATTAGAGTTGACTTGGATTTTGATGAGAAAGAGGGTTGTGATTGAATGAGCAGACTGATTGATGCAGACGAATTGTTAAGAACTTTTACCGTAAATTCAGATGGACAAAGAATACCAGAAAAAGATTGCGACAATTTTGACCTTACAATATCTTTAAAAGATATAAAACGCATTATAAGAGAACAGCCAACAGCTTATGATCTGGATAAGGTTGTGGAACAGTTGGAAAATAGAAGCACACTGGCAAGACCAGTAGGGTGGTCTAAAGCATATGAAATTATAATGCTGAAAGATGCAATCGAGATCGTGAAAGGCGGTGGAGTTGAATGAGAGAAATTCTTTTTAAGGCAAAGCGGATTGATAACGGAGAGTGGGTGCAAGGAGCCGTTTTATTTCATGATACTGACGCAACTACTATATTCAATCAACATATTGGAGACGGTTCTTTACAAGGATTTGAAGTGAACCCATCCACCATCTGCCAATGTACAGGATTGAAAGACAAGAACGGGAATAAGATTTGGGAAAATGATATCATTCAGTATGGCACAGTTGCGGCTGTTGCTAAGTTCGGAGAATACGGTAATGGAGGTTTAGGATTTTATGTAGATTTTCCAGAAGAAACCAATTATCGAAAAGATTTCTCGTATTGGTCGAAGAAAGTAGTCGTTATTGGAAATGCAGTTGACGATCGAAATTTATTACAGGAGGTGCCGGAATGAGTAAATCAGCGTTAGTGATAGATACACCAGAAAATTGCTATTATTGCACGTTCGGAAGTGCGTACTGCAGCGGAATTGAATATGTGGCTTATTGTGAATTAGCTGACTGTTTAGATTATGATGCATTTCTGATGACAGAAGAACATTATGATTGTGAAAGCAAATCAAGACCTGATTGGTGTCCACTTATGGATTTGCCAGAAAAAGATAATGGAGATTATCCGGCCAATACATTTGATGCAGGATTTGTAGAGGGCTGGAATCAGTGTATTGATGAGATTACAGGAGGAATGGATTAATGGCATGTGCAAAGAAATGTGACAGATGTGGAAAATTGTATGAACAGTACAATTCCAAAAATGATAGAAAGAATCCTAATGGGATCATGATATTAAATTTAGATGCCCAGAGAAAATATTATTCGCATGGTGCTATAGATTTGTGCCCTGGTTGCATGAAAGAATTTCAGGACTGGATGGAAGAGGTGAAGTAGATGGAGAGGTTAACGAAATTGAAAAATGGAAGGATTACTTATAACGAAAAAAGAGATCCTGTGTTTGAATGTGGTGAATTTTGCGATAACTGTCCAACTGGTACAGCATATTGTAGGACTATGAAAAAAATGATTCGTAAACTTGCTGCTTACGAAGACTTAGAAGAACAGGGCTTGCTTGTGAGATTACCGGTACCATTAGGTTCTAAAGTCTATTGGATTTCTACGAGAGATAAACAAAATCCTATTATTTTTGAAAAAATTTTTGTTTTAGGAATGTTGTATTTTTGGGATTCGACAGTATTTGCCACTCGTGAGGAGGCTGAGAAGAAGTTGGAGGAAATGAAGAAATGAAAGTAAAAGATGTGATAAAGGCAACAAAAATAGAAGGGTCTGCGGTAGATATATGCATTAACCAAGTTTTGAATTTCCGTATCTATGCGTACGACGATGGTAAAATTGCATGGATGAAACTTCCACAGGACATAGAAAAAAGAATATTAAATTTGAATGTTGATTCTTATTCAAAAGAATCAGTCTATGTAAATATTGAGATAACAGACATAGATAAAGACGGGATATTTATTCGAAATTAGCAAATTCGAGAGGAGTGATAACTA